ACTTAATGAATTAGCTTTAAGCAGAAAGTGTCAAATTCATTTTTATAAAATGCGAAAGATATTGCTATACCTAAGGTTAAACCGAATAGGTGAATTTAACACAATCTAGTTTATAGCTAATTCATTTTTAGAGATTATTACTCTTATATGCTAAAAACATGTGAAAAAAGCTTAAAAAAACACCAGAGATAAAGTAGAGGTTAACTCTCTACTTTATCTCTGGCTTCAATGGCGTTTCGTTTGTTTTCAGGTAAGCTATTATACAAATCCTCAATGGCTTTAGGTTGAGTAATTTGTATTTCAACGATGAAGTTAATAAGAGTGAATAGTTGTATGGCGGTTTCACGATCATCTTTAATATTCATTGTACCAGGATGAACAGATTCATTACCTACAACTCTTAATATATCTAAAGATTGTTGTACCTTTACAGGTAATCCTTTACTAACTAAGGATTTTATGTCAGCGTCAATATTTCTTCCAGATTCACCAAGTTCAGCCATAAGCTTTTGTAATGCGAGACGTAATAATGCTGCAGCACCACGTGGAGACTTATTTGCAATTGAAGCAGCTTCACAATAATCATCTAATAATGAAGCTGGTAAATCTTGATGCGCAGGTGGAGCTAAAGTAGCATCGGGAACAATAAGCTCTCCTTTATGCCAAAAAGAAACTTCATTACAAAATGTACAACGAGCACCATCTAATTCAGGGAAGTTTGAGTAACCACCATCCCATTTCTGAACAGAATATGCATGACAATAAGGACAATGAAAACTTGATGCTTTATAAGTTGGAAGTACATAATTAGCCAATTATACCAAATCCTTTCTCTATGTATTTACTTTATATAATAATAGAAATATAAATTGAAGTCATCTAAAACGCGAACTATTTGCGAACTATTTGCGGACTATTTACGGACACGTTTTGGTTTTTAATATGATATATTTGTATTGTGAGAAGTGGCGGAAAAACACAACTCACTATGTTGTTCTTAAATTTCTAAACGGTTCGTAATGACGGCACATAAAATCCGAAACCAGCAGATGGCAATGATTGAATGATACCGTGATTAAGGAGAGCTTTTGCTCTTCTTTGAGCTAACAACATCCTAGGTAGATGGAATGAGGGAAACCTGATAAGTTTGCCGATAGTGTCTGTCGTGGTTGTTAGCTGAACGAAGAATAAAACTTCACATACCGTAATTAAAAGATAAATAAGTAAACGTTAGCAAAGCATCCATTCGGGTGCTTTTTTTATGTTGAGGAGGATGAATGATGGAGTTATTCGGACTGAATCTATTAACTGAAAAGCAACTGAACAAGTTACTAACTGAAGTGCATGATAAAGGATTTGATACAGGTAAAAACTTAGGGTATGAGCGTGGATATGTGGATGGGCATCGCAAAGGGATGACAACAGACAAGAAAGGAACAATGCTTACTCGTTCTGGAATTTATGTTTTCACTGATGAAAAATGTGTTGGTGCTATTGATATCGATAAGTCAGTAAGGAATGAGATGGAACAACTGAAGTCGATGCGGAATGACAAGGGGCGAGGATAGATGAATCATAATAATTACGATTTATTATGTCTAGATGGAATGCTAAAGGATTTAAAAGAAGATAAAAAACAAGAGTTATGGATTGTTGGTAATAATTTAATGCAAATGCAAGAAGCTTGGAAAAGAATAAAGAAACATTTTGGAACCACTCATGTAATACCTCGTTTCATATCTAATAGTTCATTTTCTCTTGATGGACTTAATCCAATAAATGCACGAATAATCTTGTTGGATAGATGGTGGCAAAATAAAAATGCTGTGAATCTTTTAAAAGATTTTATCCCTTTAGCTAGACAGTGTCGTCAAATTAGTAATATTTAATCGTAGAAAAGCATCCATTCGGATGCTTTTTATTATGTAGAAAGATAAGGGGTGAGGTAATGAAAGTAATTGTTGTTTGTGGAGGAACATTAGTTCAAGCGATTGATATGTTATGTAAGGCTTTTAGTAGTATGCAAAAACAGTTTGAAGAATTTAATGAACTGATTAAAATCGCATATATGCATGATGAAGAACCAGAATACAAAGAACACATTAGTTTTCCTCTTATGACTGTTAAGGTAATGAAGTCACAAGTGATGGATTGTAAGCCTAAATGTATTAGAGCAAGGACGATGTGTTAATGACTAGACATTACTTAATTAATACATTAGTCAATTGGCGTGAAAGTTTACGAAAGAATGAAAAGGAAAGGGCTTATTACTATTTGAGAAGTATGTACGGCATGTCAAAAGGAGAGGCAAGTAAGATGCTTGATGTGTTGAATCTAGATATGAATTACTCCAAGTACAGATATAGGCATCCAAAGTTACGTGAGTTATTAGGAGAATGGTAAGGAGTGAGAATATGAATATGTTCTTACACAATATAATTGGTGTGCATGAAGCTGCATCTATTCTTAATGTATCATCCGGTCATGTTAAGAACTTATGCGCTGAAGGAAAGATTGTAGCAAAGAAGGTCGGTAAGACATGGGTGATTGATAAATCGAGATTAAAAGGAGTGAGATAAGGATGAATGAGAAACAACCGTTATTAGTAATTACGTTATCAGATATAGATTCAAATCCAGTTGTGCATTACAAAGGCAAACAGATAGACAGAAAGTTACGTGTTGCATTTGATTGGGAAGCACAATCGATTGATAAGATTAATCGGACATACATTCATATTGAACTTGTACCTGCTGATAATAAGCGCTTCAATACTGAAATCATTCAACATAATCATCCAATTGTAAAAGAGGAAGTGGAGTTTTACTATGTCGATGGAAGGTCGCAAAGCAAAACAACAACGTAAGTTCTACGATAAATACAAACGAGATAAAGAAGCGAAGAAGTTCTATGACAGCACAGCTTGGCGAAGGTGTAGAGAGCTCGCACTGATACGAGACAGCTATCGTTGTCAAGAGTGTATGAAGCATGAACCATTGATACCAGTACCTGCTGATATGGTCCATCATATCAAAGAAAGAAGTGAATATCCTGAACTTGCATTAACATTAGAAAACTTAATTAGTTTATGTAATGCATGTCATAACAAAGAGCATCCTGAAAAGGGTGGAGGGAAAAAGAAAAACAAAAGAAAAATTCAGTTCGTAAAAGTAAAAGCGAACAAAGAATTCATATAGCCCCCCTCCTTTTATTGTTCAAAGTCGTTTCCACCCAGACCGGATGCCTCCTTCGTGCGTAGCGCAAGTAGTTTTTCTAAAGGGGGGTAAACCTCAAAAACAGAGGACTTTTATTTTTGAGACAACACTTTTTATCCATAAAATGTAAGTGAGGTGATATCGTGGATAAAGGATTGAATGAGAGAAAACCACCTACCCATTTAAAAAAGGTAGGAAAAGATACTTGGATTCGTATTTGGTCTGTTTTAGAAGGTGAAGGGAAGGCTGAAATCAATGATCCTATTGTAGTTGAAACGATTGCCTTCAGTTATCAAATGTTTAGAGAGATGGCAGCTAATGTTAAAAAAGAAGGGCTGACAATGGAGCATACAAATAAAGCTAATGCTACAAATCTGACTAAGCACCCTTTGATATCAGAGATACCTAAGTATTTACAGCAGATACGTCAGTATTTAGGGGAGCTAGGGTTGACTGGGGCAAGCCGTAAAAAGCTTCAGGAAGAGCTTACTGGAGACTCCGATGATGATTTCGACGACTTCTAAGCCATCTGAAATATCCAAGTGGTATAAAAATTGGCGAAATGAACAGATAAAGTATTTTTATATTTTGGTAGATCCCTCTCCTGAACTAAGAACAACTTGGTATGCAGAACAAGTTGTGAAGGGAAACATAAAAGCTAGTAAGAAAAATATCTTGTCTTGTCAACGTCATCTAAATGATTTGAAGAGACAGGGTACCGAGGAGTTTCCTTGGATATTCGATGAAGAAAAAGCTCATCGACCTATAAGATATATTGAAAAGTTCTGTCGTCCGTCAAAAGGCGACTATAAAAGGCTAGTTCTACAACCGTGGCAGCACTTTGTAATAGGTTCTTTGTATGGATGGATTCATAAAGATACAGGTTATAGGCGCTTTCGTGAGGGTCTTATTTTTATTGGTCGTAAAAACGGAAAAACAACAATGATTTCTGGTTTGTCTAATTATGCTGTAGCTAAAGATAATGAGCCGGGTGCTCGTGTTTATGTTTTGGCAAATACAAAACAACAAGCTGGAGAATTATTTGATGAAAGTCGTGCAATGGTTCAAAAATCACCCTTTCTTCGGAAACATTTACGCGAAAATCAGAAAGGGATTTTTCATGATAAAACTCATTCTAAAATTGAACCGCGTGCATCAGATAGTAAGAAATTAGACGGATTAAATACACACCTTGGTATTTTTGATGAAATACATGAATTTAAAAACTTTAAATTAATTAACGTTATTAAAAAATCACGTGGCGCACGTAAACAGCCAATGATTGTTTACATCACTACAGCAGGATATCAGCTTGAAGGACCACTTGTTCAATACTATGAAATTGCAACTGATGTTTTGGAAGGAGTTATCGACCAAGATAGAAAGTTTTATTTCATGGCTGAAATGGATAGCGTGGATGAAATTGAGAATCCTGAACTATGGATTAAAGCAAATCCTAATATGGGAGTTTCGCTAGATCTTCCATCGCTTATTGATGATTGGAATACAGACAAGCATACGGATGCTGAAAAGAATGACTGGATTACAAAACAATTTAACCTCTTTGTTGATAATGATGAAATGTCCTTTGTTGGTATTGAGATATTAAAAAGGAATGAAAAAGTTATTGATATAGAGGGATTAGCTGGTAAAGAATGTGTTGCAGGTTATGATTTGTCTGCAACAGAGGATTTTACAAGTGCTTGTTTAGAGTTTCCTTTAGATGACGGAAAGGTTTTTGTGTTATCTCATAGTTGGGTTCCGCAGGCTAAAGTTGATCGGGATAACGAGAATATTAGCTTTAAAGAGTTTAAAGACAAAGGTTGGCTCACTATTATACCCGGTGAGTATGTGAAACATGAGTATGTTTATGATTGGTTTGTTAAGCAATCTGAACAATATTTCATAAAGAAAATCACTTATGATCCAGCTAATGCTTACCGTTTAAATGAAGATTTGAAAGCCTATGGTTTTAAAACCGAAACAGTTCGACAAGGACATTTAACTTTAAGTCCAGCATTAAAAGATGTAAAAGAGTTGTTATTGGACGGAAAAATAATCAGCAATAAAAACCGTCTTTTCCGTTGGTATATGAATAATGTAAAGCTTGTGGAAGACAGAAACGGGAACTTTTTACCATCTAAGCAGAGTAAATATCGAAAGATTGATGGCTTTGCAGCATTTCTAAATGCTCATACAGAAGTAATCCCGATGTTAACTCAATTACAAGGTGATGGAAATATTGAATTTATATCAGTTAATGATCTTTTTAAATAGAAAGGCGGTGAGAAATTGAATTTGATTAATCGTGTTAAAGGAGCGATTAAAGGAGCATCATTAGGATGGAAAGGGACTGGATATAACTTCACTTCATGGTTTGGAAGGAAGTTTTGGGGTATTGATAATGCAAAGCTAGCTACAAATGAGACGATTTTTAGTGTGATTAGCAGATTATCTAATACGGTCGCATCTTTGCCGTTAAAGCTTTATAAGGATTATGACACTGTTGTTAATCAAGTGTCTGATGTTGTAATGAATGAACCTAATCCAAACATGACCGGATTTGAATGGATAAATAAAATTGAAGTTTCAAGAAATGAAACTGGAAATGGATATGCAGCTATCATTCGTGATATTCGGTTTCAAGTGGAATCATTAATCCCTATTGAATCCGCTTATGTAACACCTTTTTTGAATAAGGATGATAATAATTTGTGGTATGAGGTACGTGGGATTGAAGGTACGTATTACATCCACAATATGAACATATTTCATGTCAAACACATCACAGGTATTTCAAGATGGAAAGGTATTTGTCCAATTGATGTTTTGCGAAATACTCTTGAATATGATAAGGCAGTACAAGAATTTAGTTTGTCAGAAATGCAGAAGAAAGATAGTTTTATTTTGGATTATGCGACGCAGGTAGATAGTGATAAGAGGCAAAAAATCATTGATGATTTTAAACGATTTTATCAAGAAAATGGTGGCATTTTATTTAGAGAACCCGGTGTAAATATTGAAGAAATGGAGCGGAAATATTTCGCTTCAGACACGTTAGCATCAGAACGAATTACACGTTCACGAGTTGCTAACGTTTTTAATGTTCCGGTTACATTTTTAAATGACACTGAAGGACAAAGCTATAGCAGTAATGAACAGTTGATGATTCAGTTTGTTCAAATGACTTTAACTCCTATTGTTCGTCAGTATGAGCAAGAAATGAACCGTAAGTTGCTAAATAAAAAAGAACGGCAAGAGGGACATTACTTTAAATTCAACCTTGGAGGGCTGTTAAGAGGTGATACAGCTTCAAGAACAGCTTATTATCAAGCCGCGATTAGGAGTGGTTGGTTATCACAAGATGATGTGCGCCAAAAAGAAGACGAGCCACCTGTTGGTGGTAATGCTTCGAAACTTTGGGTAAGTGGTGATCTATATCCAATTGACATGGAGCCAACTCAACGAAAGGGGGTGAAAAACGGTGGCAAAGAACAAACAGAATAAGTTTTTTCAAATGAAAGCATCTGCCAATGGTAAATCGGCCGATGTTTTTATTTATGGGGAAATTACAAAGTATGCATGGGAGGAATATGGAGAAGTATCTTCTATTACTTTCAAAAATGAATTGGATGAATTAGGTGATGGAATTGAAACTATTAACCTATATATCAATAGTCCCGGTGGATCTGTCTTTGAAACAATGGCTATTATCGCAATGTTACAGCGACATCCAGCGAAGGTTATTTCCTATATTGATGGCATAGGTGCTTCTTGCGCATCAGTATTGCCTATGATTTCAGACAAAATCATTATGTATGCGAATTCAATGTTGATGGTACACAATGCGTGGACATATGCATCAGGAAATGCTGATCAGCTACGTAAAGCAGCAGATGACATTGAACGGATTAACCAATCGATGGTGCAACACTACTTAACTCGTGCTGGTGATAAGTTAGATGAAGATATATTGAAACAATTACTAGATGCAGAGACGTGGTTATCAGCTGATGAAGCGATGGAGTATGGACTTTGTGATGAAATTATCTCAGCAAATAATGCGGCAGCATGTTTAGATGAAAAATGGATGAAGGAATACAAAAACGTTCCACAACAATTAGTAAATACACAAGCAAACATGTCAGCCAATGAAATGTTAGAACGACAAAAAATTGCCGAAGAAGCGAAAGCTAACGCGGACTATATAAAAACAATTTTAGGAGGAATTCATTAATGAAAAATAAATTTCGATTATCTATTGGTAACTTTCAATACTTCTCAAAAAATACATTGTTTGAACTAAAACAAAATTTATCTACTATTGGTCAACAACTACAAAAAGTAGAGAGTGAGCTTTCTCAAAAGGCGATTGATCCATCCGCAACTATGGAAAGTCTTAAAGTGTTACAACAATCCAAGCAAGATCTTCAAATGCGCTTTAATGTAATTAAAGAACAACATGACACAATGGAAGCTGAACAAAAAGCACAATTTCAAACTCAAACTGGTTTGCAATCTATTGAAGATCCAAAACAAAAGGTAGTTGCAGCGAAAGCAGAGTTGGTTCGAGCTACAATTCGTGGAGGTACCTTATCACAAGAAGCACGAGCAGTTCTAGGTGATAAAAATTCAACAGGTGGCGAAAAGATTCTTCCAACTACAATGACAAATGAATTATTGCATGAACCATTTGTTAAAAACCCATTAAGAGATGTATCTACATTTACAAGTGTAACAAACCTTGAAATCCCTAAAGTTACATTTACATTAGATGATGATGATTTTATTGCTGATACAGCAACAGCAAAAGAATTAAAAGCGGAAGGTGATGTTGTAACCTTCGGACGTAATAAATTTAAGGTGTTTGTACCTATTTCAGAGACTGTTTTAGCAGCAACTGATACAAACTTAGTACAAACTGTAGATCAAGCGTTAGAAAGTGGTTTAGCAGCAAAAGAGAAAAAAGTAGCATTTGCTACAACGCCTAAAGCTGGAGAAGAATCTATGTCATTCTATAAAGCTGGCATTAAGTCAGTTAAAGGCGCAACTTTATATAAAGCTATTAAGTCAGCAGTTGCAGATTTACATGAAGATTTTCGTGAAAATGCGACTATTGAGATGCGTTACACAGATTATCTAGAAATAATTGAAACACTTGCTAATGGTAGTGCTACCTTATATAATGCGCAACCAGAACAGGTTTTAGGGAAGCCAGTTAAGTTCTGTGATTCAGCAGTGAATCCAGTTGTTGGTGATTTCCGATATTCTCACTTCAACTACGATCCAAATATGATTTATGATCGTGACAAAGATGTAAAAACAGGTATTGAATTATTTGTTTTAACAGCTTGGTTTGACCATAAAATTAAACTGAAATCAGCATTCCGTATCGCTGAAGTGCAGACTACACCCTAATCCTCCCCAAGGACCAACAGGGTTAAAAGTTGATTCTACAACAGTAACAACGACCAACATTAGTTGGTCTCCTGTTGTGTATGATGGGGGCATTAAAGAGTATCAAATACTGCGCAATGGAAAACAAGTAGGGACATCAGTAACAGCGACCTATAAAGACACAGGTCTAACTGGTGATACAACATATTCTTATCAAGTGAAAGCAGTTGGAAATAACGGATTAAATTCTCCGTTTAGCGTTGAATTATCAGCGAAAACCAATGCTTCAGGATCATAGGTGATTATATGTTAGAGCTATTAAAAAGAAAAATGAAAATTGATGGAGATGAAGAGGATACAGATATTCAACTTCTAATCGATGGAGCAAAAGAATCCTTATTACAATCGGGTGTTCCTGAAAGTGAAAAGGCACTATATAAGATTGCGTTAATAACGCATGTTTTATTAAACTATGAGAATCAAGATAAATCATTAAATGTCCCTGCATTAAAGCAGTCGCTAGAAACCATGATATTACAATTAAGGGATTACGATAGCGGTGATAACCAATGAATCCAAGTAAATTAAATAAACGAATCATACTAGAACGAAAATCATCAGAAACAAAAGATGAGGAAGGGAACGCTATTCCATCTGAATGGAAAGAGTTCGTTAAAGTGTGGGCAGAAGCTAAAACGCCATTTGGTACAGGGTTTAGATCAGAAATATTTCAAGGGAATGCAGAGTTTGTTATTAAATTGATAAATTTTACAATCCGATATCGAAAAGGCATCAATTCAGCAATGCGTGCAAGGTATGATGGCAAACTATATGAGATTAAGTCAGTTATTGATATCGACGAACAGCATAAGGAAATGTGCCTAATTTGTGAGGAGCGATCCAATTGGCAGAATTAGAGGTCTTCGGTATAGAAGAATGGATTCGTGAATTAGAGGGTTTAGGTCAAGATGTCCCTAAAATTACAAAAGAAGCATTAAAAGCGGGTGCGGGAGTATTTAAGCAGAAGCTAGAGTTTAATTCTCCTGTAGGACCTGAACCAAATACACCGACACCAAAGCAACCATGGTGGGATGGTAAACATGCTAAAAATGCTATTGAAGAGGGAAGAGTCGTAAAAAAAGGCGGCTCTTATTTTGTTGAAATAGGATGGGATAAAGCAGATCGATCTCCTCACTTCTATATGAAGTTTCAAAATTGGGGGACTAGTAGAAATCCTAACCCTCCACATAAAGGCTTTGTAGAGAAAACATTGGTTCAGAGTGAAAAAGAGGTGTTGCAAGCAATGGAACGAGAATTTATGCGTAGGGTCACAGGACGATGAGGAATTTCAATAAAGATGTGTTCGATGTATTACGTACAGATGTATTTATTAAATCAGAGCTAGGCGGAGAGTTCATATATCAGTTTGTAAAAGGTAACGATAATACATCTATATGGATTACATTTTCTGAATTAAATACATCTTCAGGAATGTATGCGGAGAATGAGGAAAAAACCTCAAACGTTATGTACCAAGTTGATATATGGTCAATGTCACCAATCAAAACACAACTAAAAAGCGCAGTTCAGGCAGCTATGAAAAAGCTGTCTTTTCAGCGTTTAAGTACCTATCCAGATTATGAAATGGATACAAAAATTTATCGATATGGCTTTCGTTTTGTAACGGAAGTCATAAATTAGGGAGGATAAAAAATGATTATTGATTTTAGGGATTTACATTATGCGGTTTTAACTGAAACGCCAGATGGTAAATATAATTACACTACACCGAAAAGAATCGGGAAAACAGTTAGTGGTAAAGCTTCACCTAAGGCAGAAGGAGCAACTTTTTATGCAGAAGGTGGACCAGCAGCAACAGCTAGTGCATTCGGTGGTACTGAAATCGAGTTAGAAGTTGATAAGTTGTCTTTAACGGTTTACGCGGAATTATTAGGTAAAAAGGTTGTAAAAGGTCAAGTTGTTGATAATACAAGTGATGTTCCTCCGTATGTAGCATTGTTATATCGTTTGCCATACGATAACGGAAAAAATCTATATGTATGTTATTACAAAATGAAGTTTGAACTTCCAAGTGATGAACATAAAACAGCAGAAGACAAACCAACATTCCAAAGCGCAAAAATTAAAGGTAAAGCAATTCAACGTGCGGATGGTAACTGGAGACATCGATTAGATGAAGAAGAAGTTGGATTTGATGCAGCAGCAGCGGCGAATTGGTTTAAAGCAGTACCAACTCTACCTGTAGCAACACCTTAATAGAATAAGAATAATGGGATGGCAAATGCCATCCCTATTTAAATTTAGGAGGAAAAGTGAATGAAAATTACTTTACAGAATGCAGAAGGTCAAAAAGATTTTTATTTACCACAGTTTATTCCGGGTTCAGCAACTTTTGAAGCATCTACATTAGCGGACGAATTACAAGCAGATCTTGTACCAAAAGAAACAATTGAAAGAGCAGCTAATTTCGTTGCTAAAGTGTATGGTAATCAATTTACGGCACAGGAATTTGTTGATGGTACGCATGTATGGTTCTTATCTCTTACAATACATTCTATTTGTTTAACAATTATGGGGCGGTTAAATGAAGCAATAATGGTAATGGAAACGGTAGAAGATGCGAAAAAAAAGTTGATGGAACAGCTAAAGATGAAACCGAAAAGAAAACAATCAAGTATCGAGACATCGTAATCGATATATACAACGTACTTATGGATGCAGGAATGACACAAAATCAAATTAACGAAATGGATATTGCGTTTTACTTTACCTGTTTGGCTAAAAAACAAAAGACAAATCGAGTGACAACAGCAAATCAAGCACCAGCATGGTTGTAAAGGTAGGTGAGAATTGAATGGCATTAGGTAATAATACAATAGGTGGTCGCGTCCGGTTGGACACAGATCAGTTTGAAAATGGAATTGCAGGTATAAATCGAAGTCTGAAACGAATTGATGCAGAGTTTAGAAATACTTCAGAACAGTTACGTGGCGTTGGCTCTGAGATGGATCAGCTGGAGAATAAGACAAATCATTTAAATCAAAAGATTGAAGCGCAAACGCAAAAAATGAAGCATTATGAGCAAGCTTTAAGGACTTCACAGCAAAAACAACAAGAAATGCGCCAAAAGTGTGAGCAATTAGCTACATCAATGCAACAATTGGAACAAGAAATACAGCAAAGTACACAAGCATATGGGAAAAATGCGCAAGAGACAAAAGATTTACAAGCTCAATATAATCAACTACAGCAAGAATATAAACAGGGTACACAATCTTTACAACGATTAACAGCACAAGTTTCTCGGAATGACACAGCCTTTAATAACGCTTCAGCAGCTTTACATCGTTATCGTAATGAATTAGGTGACACCCAAGAAAGAATGGAACAGTTGGGCAACGCTTCTGGAAGAATACGAGAGCGCATGAACGAAGTTGGAAACACAATGCAGGATACCGGCTCAAGAATTAGTCAAGGATTTGGAGCAGCAGCAGTTGGTGTAGCAGCAGGTGTTGGTGCATTAGTAGTAAATGCAGGTCAATTTGAAGAAGCAAATAAAAAAGTACAGGCTGGTTTAGGATTAACGAGAGAAGAAAGTTTAAAAGTCAGTGCTGTAGCAAAAGAAGTATGGCGTGAAGGATATGGTGAGGATTTAGCTAGTGTCAGCGATTCTTTAGTTAAAGTAAAGCGTAATATCAAAGATATTAACGATGATGAAACATTAAAACAAGTAACTCGCGACAGTGAAATCTTAGCTGAAACAATGGAGTCTGATGTAAACGAGGTTACCCGTGGTGCAGCTCAATTAATGGGTCGTTTCGGTTTATCTGGACAACAAGCATTTGATTTATTAGCACAAGGGTCAGCTAAAGGATTAAATTATTCTAATGAGTTATTTGATAATTTGAGTGAATACGGTCCTTTGTTCCATGAGATGGGATTTAGTGCGGATGAAATGTTTACAATTCTGATTAACGGTAGTAAAAATGGTGCTTATAATCTCGACTATGTGAATGATGTAATGAAAGAGTTTGGTATCCGTGTTAAAGATGGTAGTAAGTCCACAACAGAAGCAATGGGTCAAATGAGTAAAGAAACGCAAAATGTTTGGAAAGCGATGCTAGAAGGGAAAGCAACCTCCAAAGATGTTTTCAATGCTGTTTTAAATGAATTACGAACAACTGATGATCAAATTAAAGTAAATCAGTTAGGCGTTGCACTTTTTGGCGTGAAATGGGAAGATCTCGAAGCTACTACTATGTTATCTCTAAACAATATGGAAACAGGCTTAGGAAACTATAGTGGTGCAATGAATAAAATGGTTGACGGTTATGATACAAGTGCAAAGCAATGGAAATCTGTAACTAGAGAGTTACAAATTGCACTAGAACCACTTGGTAAGGTGATTCTAGATATTGCTAAACAAGCTATACCGGAACTAAAAGAATCAATTAAAGGGGTAGCAGATTGGTTTAACGGATTAGATGATAGTTCAAAAAAAGTATATGGTACATCATTATTATTAGCTCCAGCAGTATTAGGGGTAGTGAGTGCCATTGGAATGCTTTCTTTTGCTGTAGGTGCAATTATAGCGAACCCGATTGTTGCAACAATTGGTGGAGTTGTAATTGGATTAGGAGCATTAGGATTTGCTTTTGCTGAAGCTGGTAAAAAAGCAAAACAAGCAGAAGAAGATAGCAGAAAATACGGCGATGGTGTAAGTGAAGGTACAAAAAAAGCACTTGAAGGATACGTAAATTTAAAAGAAAAAGCTTTTAAGACGTTAGACGAAATTCCGGTACTTACTGGTGATAAAGCAAGAGAAGCCGTACAACGTGCTCATGATGAGTTCGGTAAGTTAGCGGACGAAGCAATTCAAGCTATTAATAAAGATAGAGGGAAACTTCAGGCGCATTTAGATAGCTGGTTTTCTGGTGAAACAGATTCAGCAGTATTAAGAGCGAAAGACAAAATTCTTAATGATCAAATGGAAGTATTCAAAGCGCAAGAAGAAGCAGTTATCAAAGCGAATGAGAAAATTCAGAGCTTACTCACACAATATAATGGACAGATATATAAGATGACTGCAGCTGATAAGTCGGTTTTTCTGACAGCTTTAAAAGCTATCGATAGTGAAGTAGGAAAAGCAGCTTCAAAAAGCATAGATGAGATTCAAAAAATAGGTAAAGCAATGGATAACTTCAACAGCAATACTTCTGTTGAAACAATTCAAGGTAAAGTAAAAGATTTAGGGTCTGAATATAAAAAATTGACGAACGAGTTAGATAAGGCAAGACAGAAAGAAATAGAATTTGCAAAAAGTAAAATAGCTGATACTAAAGGGCAAGAGATTGCGATTGCACAAATTAATAAGAAATACTCTGATCAGTCTATCTTAATAACTGAAGGATATAAACAACAACTTCAACAAGCGCAGGAAGTGTTAAAGTCCAAGGGTATTGAAATGGATTTAACAACGGGTATTACGAAAGCCGAAACTGAAAAAATTAAAATTCAAGGTCGAGGATTTGGCGAATACGTAAAGAATTCAGAGATAATCGAGAGTACGAATGAAAATTTATTTAAAAGGCTTCAAGATAGAGCCGCAAAAGAATCTGATTTACGTAAGAAAAGTGCTGATGAGGTAAAAAGATATGGTGAAGCATTAATTGCCAATTCGAATACTGTTTATGATAGCCTTTTTCAATCAACTCGTGAAAAGGCTGTGCAAATTGGTAGTGATATCGCTTATGCATTAGAAGATGGTACAAAGGCTGTTAACTTAGGTGAAAAAGGCGTAGTAAAGGTCGAAGAGTTTGTTGATGGTATAAAAACAGGTAAATATAAGGTTCAGGATGTAGCGGTTGCACTTATAAATACAATGCGTGTAGAGATGGGGAGTAAACCATTAACCGCAGAGGGTATTAAAGTGATGACTACGTTTGCGGATGGATTAAAGCAAATGAATGTTACAGATATCGCAACAAAATTAAACCTGGATCTTAAAAAGAATTTAGAAATTGATTTGGGTCCACTCGGTAAAATGACATCTACACAATTTGTAAATGGTTTGAAAGAAGGCACTGTTGGTATTGACGCTGTGTTTATTTATTTTCAACAACATTTATCTAAATTAACAGCTACTGATTTATCTCAAGACGGAACCAAAATCATGTCTACTTTAAAAACAGGCATGGAAATGGGCTTCATTGGTGTTGAAGATGTCTTGAGACAACTTGGTGTAAGCATGGATGATAAAACAAAATATAATCTTCAAGGTAATGGTGAAGTTACCATTGCTTCCCTTGTGCAAGGGTTGCAGACAGGGCAATTTAATATAGATCAAGCTCTTGAAGTTATTCGCCAAATGGTTGTGCAAAAAACAAATGTCGATACGACTCAACAAGGTGCGAATATTTCGCAAACAACAGCCGATGGAATTCGCCAAAATGGTAGTCAACCTGTACAAGCAGCTAACGAAGTGAAACAAGGTGTGGAGCAAACGCTTGGTTCTACCACTGACGGAAATGGCGGAGCAATGTCTACGGTTTTAATGAGACAATTCATGGCTCAAAACAAACCTAGTATTGTTGGTGAAGCAACAGGTATAAAGCAAGGAGTCGAGCAACAATTAGGAAGTACTACTGATAACAACGGTGGTAACAATTCTACATCTATGATGAGGAATGCTATTGCTAACAATCAAGGTAATGTGAACGGGGCAGCATCAGGTGTAAAACAAAGTGTAGAAAATACATTGGGTGCAACTACAGATGGAAATGGTGGAGCTTCTTCTACTCTCATTATGCAGCGATTGATTAATGGGAATAGAGGAACTGTAGTTAATGCGGCAGCAGGTGTGAAATCAGGTGTAGAAAGTACTTTAGGAAGTGCAACAGATGGTGGTGGCGGAGATAAGGCTGGTAATAAATTCGTCAATGATTTAGGTTCTAAGCGCGGAGCAGCACAAGGAAGCGGAGCGAGTGTTGCTGGTGGAGGTTTAGATGGGCTAGGTTCAATCGTCGCAAATTCGGTTGGTCTTTCCTTTGCGAAAGGGTTTGCCTACGGTATGGACGGGGCATTTAATCAAGTAAGAGCGAAAGCAGCATCATTGGCAAGCGCAGCATTCAATGCATTAACAGCTACACTTAATGTAAACTCACCATCGAAGCTTACAAGGGATAAGGGTGGTATGCCATTTGGTGAGGGGTTTGCGGTTGGAATTGGTAAGTCAGCTTATATGGCAGAGAATGAAAGCCGCACTCTTGGGACGAATGCTTATAAGTCTCTTGTAAATACGCTAAAATCCAATAATTTAGCATTTGCAGGTGTTCAAATGGCGCAAGGACTTGCAGCTGGGATTAAGAGTCAATATTCTGTAGTACGAGATGCCTTGCAAGATACAGTAATAGGTGCAATTGATGGTATTCGTTCTATTAAACCAGAAGAAATATTTAGTTTTAAAGGTGACGATCCACTAACCAAATATTTTAATGCAATCTTTGTGGATGGAGATTGGCAAAACGATTGGATTACTCATATTCCTGAGAGTATGCGCGATATGGTTAGAGAAATTGGACGACAAATGGAACGTTTTGAAGGACTTTCTGTTTATGATGTTGGTAATCTTTCTAGATGGAGAGAAGTGTTATCGGATAATCCTAATGTCATTCAGTATAGACCGGATAACGATAACCCAAATAAACAGTCTAATATGTCATATACAGAAAAGGACCTCCAACAGAAAAGACCATTGCAGCTTGTAATAGATAGAATGGTTCTTGCAGAATTATTAATATCCCCATTGGAGCTATTGCAAGGACAGAAATTCGAGACAGATTTATACAATGCAGGGGTGAGACGATGACAAATCAAACTCTTACAATTATTCAGGAAGATGGTTCTAAGTTTGTTATTTCATCTAATGACAAACTTACTGTTTTAAACTTTCTTCCTAATTCCCCTTTCTATAACACTGGATACGAAAAGTTAGATGGGAGACATGGAGAAATTGATTTAGGTGGAAGTTTTAATGCAAGGGACGATATTAAATCTTTATTTCTCGCAGAACCACATGGGATAGATGATTTTTATAAAGTTCGAAATTTTATGTTCCGTCTTTTCGCTTCGCAATCTCCATTTTATATTGTTTCAAATAGAGAGCCTGAAAAGCGTTGGAAAGTACGAGTGTCAAGTAAGTATGAAGTAGAACCGCAGGCGAACGGAAACTACAGCCTTATAGAAATTCAGTATAAATCAGCAAATGCTTTTGCTGAGTCCGTACAATCGACGTTAGAAAAGATGCAAGCAGAGTATACAAAAACAACAGCTACCTTCTCTATTGATAATAAAGGGCATGTAGAAATTGATCCAAGGCAAATGCCTTTACGAATTATCTTTAAAGGTGCTTCTGAAAACCTCAAGATTAAAAACAAAACAACGAAAGAAGAATGGACTTATACGGGCACAACAACGGATAAAGATACAATTGTGATAGATCAAGTGAGAAGTACGAAAAACAGCTTGTCCATTGTTCGGGACACAAATAAAAAAGTAATATCTTTAAGGGAAGGAATAAATGAATTTGAAATTACAGGCGCTAAAGGCGCTTTTTCTATTTCATTTGATTTTCGTTTCCAATACTTATAGAAAGGAGGTGTGATGTTGGAAATAGTTACAGTAACTGATATAGCAGGAAATACAGAGATACTAACAGGGTTTCCAACTATCACTAGAGTTCGTAGGGTGAATGGGGAAAAAGGAATAAGTTTTATACTATATCCTACAGAAGAAAATACACATTCTTTTCCATTGGTACAAGAAGAAAGCAAAATTGAATTTGATGGTGAAGTTTATATTGTAAAGCATTTAGCAGAAAGAACAATTGAAAGTAAGTTTTATAAAAGAGTTGAATGTATTCATGAATTTTACGTGAATATGCTGAATAAGCAACAATACAAAGTTCATAACGGTAGCATGACGTTTCGTGATGCAGTTGATTTTGTCTTTGAAGGGACAGGATATCAAACAGTAATTATTGATCAGTTTTATGCACAAGATTTCCAAGAGTTTGGAAAAGAAAA